GCGACGTGAGCGTCTACGTACGCCTTTAGCTCGTCCGGCAGTTGCATATACGTTTCGCTCTTTCGGAATTTGTTGTGTTCCTTAACGTGAGCTTCGTGGTTGTAGAAGTCTCTTACATCTGGAGAAACATCTCCGTTTTGGAATTTGTCGTTTTCTGTCTGCGCCTGCAATGTGTCTTGCTCAAATTCGCTGTAAACATCATCCATGATGCCGAACTCAAGCGTTTTCATAATGAGCTGTCTGTCGCGCTCGTTTGTCGGCAGGAGCAAGCCGTACTGTACCATCTTGATTACATAGTCCTGCATAGCCGCCTTGCTCGTCTGGTACATCGTGCTTTCGTTGACGCGAACATCGGTAGATGTCAGGTCAGAACCTTTAAAGTGGAGCGTTTCGACCTTCTGGTTGTCTCCCGCTATTCTCACCGTGCGTTCAACGTCGTACATTTTTTGAATCATTTTCAGCAGATACCGCATATACTTCTGCTTGCATGAGATGAAGTTCGCTATGGACGGTCCCAGCCTTGTGTCGTCCTGCTCCTGCAAATACCCGATTGCCGTTCCAGACGTAACGCCTGTGGGTGTGGTGCCGTGTGACGTTTCGTGCTGTCCCGATACAAACTCAAGCTCCGCATTCAGAATGTCGATGTTCTGGTATATCTCCGCGCCGAGCGCCGGAGGCTGCAAGTATTCTGGTTTGCCTATCGGGTTATACTCGATGAACTGCCCCGGTTCATTGGTCGGTTCTTCGTCAAGGCATCCGCGCGGGGCAATCAAAATCGGATTGCCAACAAGGTTTTTATTTTCGATAATCTGCGAGCGGCACTTGTTATACTCGCGTTGAATGGGTATCAATTGTTCGCACAGGCAGGTCGGCATGAGTCTGCCGGGAACCTTGATGTGCATAAACGGGAAAAACGGGAGTTCGCGCTTTGTGTCGTCCTGTTCTCCAAAACCAATGTCTTCTTCGTAAAGAAGCACCTTGTCGCCGCAAGTCGTTATCCTGCGCCCGTTCGGAAATTTCGCGGACGGAAGTTCCCAATATTCATGTATCACTGCCGAATTTTCCAGCTTTTGATATGCAATGCCGTTTCCTGCTGTCGCGAGTGTCAGGATCTTCGCTTCATACAGGTTTGAAGCGGTAAGCCCTTGCTCCGGCTGAACTTCAATGCCGTATGTGTCTTTTATGTACTCGACCGTGCGCACCTTGTCGTGGCACACCCATGTGACATCCTCCCACGAGGAACAGGAAGTATCGAATTTCAGCTCAAAGAACGGCACAATGCAGCAGTCAATGTCGCCCTCGTGCATGAGGTTTCCGTCAAGGTCTTCAAACTGTCTGCCCTTGTTTGGGTTCCAGTACGGCTTTACAAATGAAATGCCGGTGCAAAGACCCCACAAGCAATTGTCGCGGTCAAGCTCCTGTAAACCGAGTTCGTATTCAGCCCACTCAACCACCTTTTCGGCCACTCTCGCGGCGCGAATGTCGTTGTTGTCGGTCGTTGCGGGGTTGACGTACATCACGAACTTGTTTTTTGTCATTTTGGCAAGCTCTGTGCGGATGATGGGCTGAATTTTGTTTGCCACAAAACGCACCTGCCACGGCTCGGCAATCGGCTCAATAAGCCTGTTTGTGGTTCTGTCGGCTTTAATCCATTGCTTGCCAAGAAAATACGAAATGTTTTGATATGCTTGCAGCTCATAAGCGTCTCGTTTGCACTTTTGAAGCTGTTTCTCGACAAAACTGGTCAAGTCCTGCTCATTTACAATCTTCTGTTCGTCCATCCTCAATCTCCCTTCGGATGAAATTCACGATAATGCCGCAAAAGCTCCCCCTGCGTTTCGCAGGTAAAGTCGCACTTTTTGCAATGCCGCGTCGAAACTTCGTCAATTGTTTCAGTTTCCTGCGGTGTTTCTGAAACCGGAGCTTCGGTTTTGACATCACAGCCGCAAACGCTTATTCCGTATCCGTCAACTTCGGATATTTCCCGCGCCGTAATTGGAAGAAACGGCGCGTTTATCTTTTCTCCGATTTTGGTAATTGCCGATGCTTCGTTTTCCGCAGCGGTGAACACAAAAGAGTCTCCAAATCCGCCATAATAAAGCTTCAAAGCCACGGTTCGCCCTCCATTTTTTTCGTAAATTCGTCTTTTTCTCTGCGTTTTAGGGGCGTTTCCGCCGCTCTTTCCTGCGCCTT